TGATGCACTAAATACGGATGAGTTCATACCAAATTCACCATAATAGGTGGAATCAGTACCTAAATCATTGGATAGTACATAGTTTGTAGATGCTCCTGCCGTACCTGATTTGTTTTGTAATACAAATTGTAGGTAACTTCCTGATATGGTCGCACCTGAAGCAATAGGACTATTTGACGCATTAAAACTTAAACTAGGCGTTGTGCTTGTTGATCCACTTGTGCTTAAATAAGTAAATGCACCCGTACTTGCAGTTGTAGCACCAATAGTCGTGCCATTAATCGTACCGCCTGTAACTGCTACAGAATTGGCATTTTGGGTTGACATTGTGCCAAGCCCACTAATTGCAGTATTAGGTATAGTCGTTGCTGCTGTTGTATTACTTGAACCATTGGCATACATATAGCCAGTAAGTCCAGTTACCGCTAGATTTGTAGTTGTTAAGTTAACAAATGATTCACTTGTTGAGCCTGGCAATCTATCCCATATACCATTACTAAATATTGCCCAATCGCCTACTGTCCAAAGCGCATTACCATTAAGATTAGTAGTTCCTGCTACGGATACAACATAATAATAACCTTGAGTTCCTGTGCTAGATACTAAAGCTGGAGTATTTGTAGATGCATTCCATGTACCTTGATAAGCAGGAGCGTTACTTGCTTGAGTTGATATAGAGGTTACTTGACCTTGAGCGTTTACTTGTATTACAGGTATTACAGAAGATGATCCATAAGTTCCAGCAGTTACGCCAGTAGTTGCTATAGATATAGTGCCAGTTGTTGTTATCGGGCCACCTGTTAAACCTGTGCCTGTCGTTATGTTTGTAACAGTTCCCGTACCATATCCAGATGGATTAGTTGCAGGATAAGCACCTAAATTAGTTAAAGCCGTAGGTGCATCTGTTGCGTTTGTACCGCCATTAGCAATAGGAACAGCACCGACTAAATCGTGAGTGTCATTCCAATTAGACGGCTGAACAATCGTAGGATCGCCAGCATCGGGAATAGCACTTACAAACTTATGTTTTACAGTTATTGCCATTATTTATCCTTACTGTACGCCAATTATCTTTCCATCTGGCCCACGCAATACTTGTTTAGGCTGGTGCATTTTCTCGATTAAAGCAGCTAACATTTGTGTTAATTGCTGATTACTTGCTTGCATTTGATCTAATGCTGGTTTTAATGGATGATCTGCCATCTGTGAATACCCCATAGAGTCTTGTAAAATTTTAGCCTGTTCAATACTCTCAATATATGCTGCTGAACCATCGTCTAAACCAGCATTAATACGAGCAGTTTCTAGTTTAGTCGCATTATCTAAATACGCTACCAAAATAGCCTTATTGTTTTCTGCTGTAGTCTTGAGTTGATTAAGGTGCATTTCCATCTGAGCTTCTTTAGTATTACGCTGATCTTCCAATTGGAATTTAAGCTGATTTTCTTGAGCCTGGTACTCTTGTTTAGCTTTCTCAAGTTCAATTTGAATCTGTATCTTATGTTGCTCAAGTTGATTAGCTTGTTGAGCCTGTTGAGCTTCAGCTTGCATCTTAGCCTGTTCAAGTTGCATCTGAGCTTGAAGTTTCTGTTGCTCTGGACTAGGCGGTTTAGGTTGATTTGCCATTGCTGCCGCTTGCTCTCTAAATTTATCTGCCGTTTCGTCAATAATACCTTCAAGTCCCTTACCAGCTTTATACGCTGTGACTGAGAATTTAATCATTTCCATAAGCATTGGAGTCATCTCAGGTTGTGCTTGAGATAAAGGGATAACTTGTTGCATAAATCCACCAATAGCTTGTAAGAATTGCATCCTATCGGCTTTTTCTTGTTGCTCATCCTGATAAATCATTGAATCCGTAGTGACTTCGATACGGAAATTCTTAGCTGGTTCATCCTTTAATAATGCTAAAGCCTGTGGGATATACTGTTTATCTGTATCTGATAACTGCATTGCACCAGAAATCTTAATAATCGTATCTTCAGTAAAGTGATTACAGATAATCTGAGCTTTAATACATAAAAGACTAGTTGCAAAGTTAACAACATCATGCTGCATTGTCTTTAAACGACCAGAGGCGTTATTAGATTTAATAATCTGTGCGCCAAGTGTTTCATTAGGATCACTCTGACCACGTTGTATGTCAGCAATTCCCATAATTTCATAGATTTGGTTCTTAACCTGATCCATTGCTTGATAGGATGACAATAAAGCGGCAGCTATTGGTGCAATATCGACTAGATTAATAGCTCCAGCAATACCGCCCTTTTCACTAAATGCACCATAGTTCTTAATAGGTAATAAACTATTATTCTCACCTTCAGTAAATAGCCGTTGTAAGCTAGGTTCTGAAGCGTCATATACTCCACGCACTTTTAATGCCTGTATAAAGCCATCTATACGATCTGCAAGCGTATCTAATTGTCTAGCTTGATCTTGATATAGAGCAAAGTCTGGGATCGGTACAAGTGAATCTGTTGTAATCGTTGCAAATAATGGTTTAGGACAAGGCCAAAAGTTTTCTAGCTCAAGAGGATCAGGTTTAGTATCAAGGATTTTGCCCATTGACTTAGATAGCCAAATGACTTCACCTGTTGTCTTATCCCATATCTCAAAGATACAAGCCTCACTTGCACCTTCGCCCATTTTCTCATTAAATGTCTTTGTATTCTCAGGTTTTGTATCCAATGGGATACGACCACCTAAATCTTCTCCAAATCTTTCGACCAGAGCTTCACGACCTAAATAGACTTTACGCCATACGGCTGTAACTTCTTCCCAAGTCCTGGCAATAGTATGACCAAAGTCACGCCAATAAACATAATCGACTGGCGCACATTCGTACTCAATACGTTCTTGATCTTCACGATGAATACCGCCGATTGTTTCATCATCGTCTGTATTACTTGTAAGTTCCCATCCATCTTCGGGTTCATCTTCAGATTTAGTACCTGTAATATGTGGCTCATATCTAACCCAAGATGTACCACGACCACCAAGTAATCTATCTTGTACAGATGCTTTCATTGCTGAATTGTAATCACCATAATGCTCAATTTCGTACTCTAAGGCACGTTCAAGAATCATTGACGCTACCCTACCTACTGGATCGTTATCTCTAAACCTACGGCTTACATCAGGTCTAGGCAAGCGAGCAAAAATAGCAGGAGTAATAGTTTGAACGTTAGACCAAAGAATATTAAACTTTGCGTTAGGATTATTGCGAGAACGACTGTCATCTCTAAATCTCTTAATTATGCGATCAGTACGATCTTCCCAAGATTTATACGCTTTTTCATATCCAGCAATCGTGTTATACCATTCTTGGTATTCATGTTCCATTATGCAAATACGCCTGTAGCAAATACAGAAACACCAGCACCTGTTGTAATCTTCCAAGCACCTGATACTGATTGAGCATCAAAAACTAATTGATATACACCAATAGGAGTATTAGCTGCGACTAACGCATAAGACGTTGCACCATCTAATAGAGTTACTGTTGATGTAGCAGTTGCTGATACGGTAATAATAAGGTTAGTAAGAATATCGCCTTTTGCACCAGTTACTCCTAATACTTGAGCTGTCTGACTAGGTGCTACAGTTTCATAAAATACTGCATAAGGTAGGGCTACGGCTGACATTAAATTCTCCTAAAGTTTGTTTTGGGCGTTTCTTTCCACAATTGTTCCAATGTTACTTCTGTTTGACCGACATGAAGTCCGACAATCCGATCATCTTTTCTGATAGGTACATCTTCATCTTTCCATACGATACTAAGATAGCGCATTGAATCACATGAATGACTGGTCCAATCGTGTTTTGGGCGATCCCTAAATATCTTTTTATCATCATCCCATTCCCTTTGATATTGACGCAAACATTCGATGAGTTCTTCACATCTATTATGAATCCATGTTCGAGTTAATGCAAGTCTTGTTGCTTGTATTCCATCTTGTAATGACAGATTTGGTACGATTTTTAAGTGTTTTATGTCAATTTTTGCAGAAATTTGCTCGATTATGCTCTTACCACCACTAGCCAAAGTTTTAGCTCTAGCATCATGGGGTAGATAATGTATGCCATATTTGTACCCGAATTCTTCTTCTTTTTGTTTAATTAAACCTGTGTAATAAGGGATAGCCTGGCCATTAGATGAGTGATGATCAAGCACTCTTATCTCACCATGACAGACTTGAAACCATATAATTGCAGTTGAATCATTAAACCCTAAGTCCCAAGCTGTATGACATGGGAACATAGGATCGTACTCAAAATCAGTAATTCTGTTTAAGTCTGTAATCCTACGCATTTCCTGACCATAATAAGCACCAATGATGGCAGCTTCAAATGAGCATAAAAACTCTTGTTCGTATTGATTGGCTGACATAGAGCCTTGAGCATCTAATAGTTCAGCATCGGGTAATAAGCCAGATTGATCAGCTCTAAGTGTTTTTACATACCAATTAGAATTTTTCTGAGCTTCGTTATATATCTCCCAAAATGAGTTATGACCTTTAGGTGTACCAATAAACGTAGCCCATCCTTGACGATCTGTAAGTAATGGCCTTACGATCTCACCCCATAGTCTAGGTTTCATATCAGCATATTCATCTACAACTACACCATCTAAGTACAATCCTCGCAAATTATCAGGATTATCAGCACCAAATAGTCTAATCTTAGCTCCGTT